CGCGTTCTCGTAGGCCGCGCACCAAAGAACACCGCCGCTAAGGGTCAGACCTATGCCGGTGGGTTCATCTGGAGCAACACCTATATGGCCCTCGCCAACACGGTTGGTGGAGAGTTCTCAGGTGGTGGATTCGGTCGCACGATTGTATGGGCCGCAGACAGCCCCGTACCTTTCGTTTCCGAAACCTATCGTGACGAGGCCCGCCGCGCTAACGTTCTCCGTGTTCGCCAGAACTCGGCTGAGAAAGTCATCGACGGCTCCAGCATCATCCGCATCACGACTGGATACGTGTAAGATTCCCCGCAAGTAAGCATCGGAAAAGCCACCTCGAAAGGGGTGGCTTTTTTGTTTTTTGTTGACATATAATTCAAGAGTAAACATGAAACAAAAACAGAAGCTAGTCGCAGGGCTTATCTGCGGCAACGAAGAACCGCGCATAGCTCGATGCGTTAAGTCACTCCAGCAGATATGCGACGAGATTGTTGTTGTCCGCGCAATCGGAGCACTCAAGCCAGACCGCACGCTAGAAATAGCAAAAGAACTGGGCTGTCATGTTGACGAATATCTCAATTCTCCGCTTGTGGCAGACTGGGAACATCTCGACAATTTCGGTGAAGCCAGGAATAAGGCATTCGCGAAGGCTTACGAACTAGCAGGAAAAGATGGCTGGGTAATGTGGGCCGACTGCGACGACATTATTGAGCCGCACATGGTCGCGCCTACGCTTGCCGCGCTTGAAGAATGCCCACCAGAGCAGGACTGGATCTTGACCGACTACGTTATTCCCGAACAAGGGAAACGCGCACCACGTGAGCGATTCTTTCGATATAAGACGGCATGGTGGCATCGCCCCGTGCATGAAAACGCGCAGCCAACGAAAGACGTGCAGGTCTATATGCGACGTGATCTTGAAATCATACACCAGCCTCCGCTAGGTCATCGCAACAGCAGCGAGCGCAACCGCCGCATTCTAATGCACCAAGACCGGATGACTTCGCATTTTAAGTTTTACTTGCACTACGAGAACTTCATCGCAGGCAACAAAGAACTCGCCGCGAAATACGGCTCAGAGGCATTGGCGTTAAGCGATCTAGACGGCGTTAATCGCTACGAAGTATTGTTAAACTGTGCTAACCTGACGTCAGGAGCAACTTCTCTCAACCTTGCACGAAAGGCTAGAGAGCTTGAACCAAAGCGCCGCGAAGCCTACGGACTTGAGGCGAGCATCCTGCTTGACGACAAAAAATACCAAGAAGCGTTGAAAGTCGTAGAAGAAATGCTCGAAGTGCCGACGCCTAAGTTTCCACAATGGACGCATCGAAAGGAATGGTATGGGTGGAAAGGCGATCAACTCTACGCTTGGGTGCTTCGCTTACTCGGACGCAACGAAGACGCCGAAGAGATCGAGCGCGAGACATTGGCAGGATCGAACAAGCCCAAGATTTCTCTCGTTCACGCAACGCGAGGGAGGCCCGTGGAGGCCGTGCAATGTATGACGCTATGGCTTTCCCGCGCAACGCATCCAGAGCGCGTGGAACATATCTTTGCGGTCGATCACGACGACACTACGGCAGACGTGCTCAAGCGTTTCAGATCCGTTACGCAAAAAGACCAAGGGTATTCCGTCGGAGCTTGGAACTTAGGAGCCGCGCAAGCGACTGGTGACATCATCATTCAACTCTCCGACGATTGGGAATGCCCTCCAGGGTGGGACGAAATGATAGAAAATCGTCTCGACATTTCGCAGCCGCAGGTGCTTCGCATCTCCGACGGCTACCGCAAAGACGAATTGCTTTGCATGGCAATTCTTACACGCAAATATTATGATCAAAATGGACTATTCAACGCAAGATTCCGAAACGTGTATTCGGATACCGATTTCACCTTTCGTGCCGCGAAAAATGGGACGATTGTTGATGCTCGTGATATTGCTATCGTACACCACCACCCGTTTTTTGAAGAGCGTCCGCTCGATGCGACATATCAGCGTGGGAACGATCCGGCGGAATATGAAAGAGCGAAAGCAATTTTTGAAGAACTCCACGCGAAATGAATAACCAACCAACACCAGAAACAGACAACATCGCGCGTGGAAACCATGTCGTGCCGACCGAGTGGGCGCAGCAACTGGAGCGCGAGCGCGACGAGGCGCGGGAATACTCTAAAGCCACTTGGCAAAGTTTGCGAGATTCGCAAGATGAGGTTTTGAGGCTTACATTTGAAAATCGAGAACTAAGAAATTTGAGCAATGAATAAAGATGTCACCCTCATTGTCTTTGAAGGTCTAAAATCTAGACACGAACAAAGCGGAAAATTATTTAAACACCTTTGCGGATTGGGTGGATTTGGCGACGCCGTTTACATCGCGGAGGACTGCACATACCAGCAAGCGATGCACTGGGAACTAGGCCGCTTTGCTGACTACATAGATACGTCGCACGCGCTCATTTGCACGCATGACGGGTTCATTTCCAACCCGCACCTATGGCAAGACTCATGGCTTGAATACGACATGCTAGGAGCGCCTTGGCCTGCGTTTTGGAACGTCGGACATCGCGTCGGCAATACCGGATTCACGCTCCAGAGCATGAAATTCCTACAAATGGCAGCAAAGGCCGAGGCGCTCTGGAAGGGAGAGGCGGGAGATGTTTTCTTGTGTCGCACAATGGAGCAAGGCTTCCGCGACAACGGCATCAAATACGCGCCGGTGGACGTCGCAGCGGCGTTTTCTTGGGAGCATTACATTGAAGAAAATACCGCAGGGCCGGATCGTTCGTTCGGATTCCACGGGTGGGTGGCAGGGAAAACGCGGGAACAATACTATACGTTTTGAACATCTTAATTGTTTATCATTTGAGGCTCGGAGACATTGCGCGATGCTTGCCAATAGCAAAGCACTTTTCGGATCAAGGACACGATGTAATGTTTGAATGCCTGCCGGAGTATCACGGCCTTTTCGAGATGGTAGACTACTGCAAGCCGATCTATCCGCAGAACGACCACAGCGGCTTCCACCGCATCATTAACTTGCAAATATGGCCGGACTTGCACGAAGATTTTTGTGCGAGCGAGCTAGGCTGGAGTGATTACGTTTACGGACTTTTCCCCGAAGGCAAGGACATAGACCGGCAGATCGTGCTCAACTCTCCCGCAATAGTCACGCCGCCCGAACTCAAGTCTTGGGTTCTTTGTTTTCCGACCGGATACAGCCAGGATAAAAAGATCGACGTGCGAGACGTTATCACCATCGCGCACCAAGTCGCCAACGGGAGACCCGTTCTTTGCGCTGGGAAGGCCGCTCACGGCATGGCAGAGTTTGAGAGCATAGAATATATGTGCGCTTACATTCGAGACGCGCAAGAGGTGGTTACGATCAACACAAGCACAAGCATTCTTGCATCGGCACTCCGCAAAAGCTGGGTTCATATTTCGGACAGCCCCAAGCACGATTTCAAACATCCGAACCAGCGCCGTGTTGAGCGCAAGTTTTGACGCATCGTCCCCTTTGTGGGACTGCTCGACATTTTTACGAACGATTTAAGCGCGATCATGAACGAATTGCCTTTGGCAGTTACGTTCGGAGAGCGCAATTTTCTCGCGAACCGGACAACATACCGGCGCGACAACAGCCTGGCTGATGGCGGATTCATGGACTCCGCATCGATGACGATCACGGCGATTTACGATGCGTTCGTGCAGACCATTTCGCTCGGAGATGTTCTGGTTATCGGTGGCCGGCGCTTTCGCGTTACATCCGCCGAGCTTTCCCAAGACGCCGTATCCGTAGATTTCACGCTTGAGGACATTAACAAATGAGCATTTTCTTTCCAGAAGACGAGGGGCGCGAAGTCCCAGAAGTAGATTACCAACCAATACTCCGCACCGAGTTGGTGACGGGCGCAGCAGGGCCGACCGGATCGCAGGGGCCGATTGGGCCGGTTGGCGTTGGAGTGGTAAGCGGGGGATTTACAGGGCAAGTGCTCGCGAAGAAAACCAATGCCGACTACGATACGGAGTGGGTCACAGGTGGCGGCGGTGGGGCAGCGATCTGGGGCGGAATCGCAGGAACGCTCTCGAACCAAACCGACTTGCAAACCGTTCTCGATGCAAAGGCTCCATCGGCAGGCATTTCACCAAGCGCAATTTCAGGGACGGCAGTCATCACGACCGATTCACGCTTGAGCGATTCGCGCATTCCCACAGGCGCAGCGTCGGGCGATCTTGGCGGAACATATCCAGCCCCTAGCGTTGTTAAGTTGCAAGGGTTCTCGGTTGCAACGGCAGCTCCGATTACTGGGCAATCCTTAGGTTGGACTGGATCGGAGTGGAGCGCAGTCACGCCTCTTTCAGTTGTATCTTGGGGAGCAATAACCGGCACGCTGTCGAATCAGACCGACTTGCAAAGTGCGCTTGACGCAAAGGCACTCAAGATCACGGCTATCACGGCAGGCACGGGACTGACAGGCGGCGGCGATCTTTCCGCTTCGCGCACGATCTCGATGCTGGCGGACGTTCCTGCGGACTCGCTTAATTTTAATACGGCAGCAACCGAGACGGCAGCAATAGGCAAGATGTTTTGGAACTCAACCGAGGGTTCGCCACAGGTCGGACTTGCAGGCGGCAACGTGCAGTTAATGATGGGATCAATGGTGGTCGCTTATGTCCGCAATGCCGAGGCTACAACGCTAAACAAGGGTGAAGTTGTTTACCTTTTCGGCGCAAGCGGAAACCGCGCCGAGGTCAAACGCGCATCGAATGTTGGCGATCCAACGTCATCTAAAACGATGGGCATCGTTGCCGAGAGCATCGCCGCTAATCAAGTCGGGTTCATCGTTACGCAAGGCGTTCTTGACGGGCTTTCGCTTGGCTCTCCGTATGTATCCGGTGACTCGATATATCTTGGAACAACGCCAGGAACATTCACCCGAGTTAAGCCTACACAACCAAACCATATCGTTTTCATTGGAGTTGTCGAACGCGCGAATGCTGGAAACGGGCAGATGTATATCAAGCCGCAAAACGGATTTGAGCTTGAAGAATTGCACGATGTCTTGGTTACTTCGGTGCAAAACAACCAAACGATCCTCTGGAACTCCGCCGTTACGCTTTGGACAAACTCAACTTTGACCGTCGGCACGATCAGCGGACTCTCATCCGATCTTAGCGAAAAGGTCGGATCGGTAACGACCGGAATCACGGGATCGACTCAGATCACGAATATGATGCAGATCACTTCTGCTGGATATTCCGCGATCACGTCGCCTGCCGTAAATACTCTTTATATTATTGTCGGATGATTTTAACAGACTCCAGTACAGCAAAAATAGGTGCAACCAATGTTGGCACAATAGCGTCTGCAACGTCAGCA